GGTGGAATAGCATCTATTGGAATGATAATTATATTTATTATCTTCGGTGTCCAATTCTTTAGTCCCGATGGAAATTATATTCAAAAATCAAGTCCTATAGCATGGCCACCTACTATTAACTTTTGCCCAGATTTCTTATCATTAATGACAGTTGATGCTTCTGGTGGTCCTGTAATGGTATGTGTTGATACTGTTGGTGTTTCTACAAACAGTGCTTCTGGATTACAGCAATACAATCCTAACAATACAGTAACTGGTAGTGCTGGAGGTGTTCCAGCATCAAATCAACAATTTAATTTACATTTAGATATATCTGATGATAATGAACGGACAAATCAAATAGTAGCAGATTGTAATACATTAGGATTAACATTTGAAGGAATTTGGAACGGTATTAGTCAAACAAAAAATATAGTACCAAGACCTTGATAACTGCCTAAAGATTATAATAGGTTTTTTAGTAATGGCATTACAAGGTGATGCGTGTTTACATCCAGAAATTGAAGATAAAATAAAACAATGGATTAAAAAAAGAGATACAAACACTTATTCCGCAGTTTTATTATTGGGAAATCCTGGTGTAGGAAAAACAACAATTGCGCATAGAATTTTTAAACAATCAAATTTAAAAACAATAGAATTTAATGCGAGTCAAACAAGAAGTGGTGCTTCATTTCGGAAAACCATTTTACCATTATTACGAGAAGGTGGAATTCTACAAATGATGGAATGTGGTTCAAAAGGAGGCATAGGAATCCTATTAGATGAAATTGATGGATTAAGTAATTCTGAAAGAGGAGGATTATCAGAATTACTTCTATATTTAAAATGTGAAGAATGTAAATCTGGAAGACCACTTATATTAATTAGTAATAGTTTAGATTCAAGAGTATTACAACAAATTGCTAAATTATGTTTAACTTTTAAAGTTGGTCCTCCTTCTAAGGAAGCTATATATAATTGGCTAGGAGTTACTCCACCAGAAACGTATAATGGTGATTTACGTGTATTACAAAGACAAATTGATAATCTTGAAATCATTAAAGAAGAAATAGATATTCCAGAAGGTGTAAAACCAATCGCATGGTGGGCTTTATGGGAAGAATGGGATCCTATGTTAGATATTGATATTGAAAATAATGAAGGTAATTTATCAAGTCTTATTAGTTTAGAAAATATACCAGAAAGAATTAAAGCAAGTATGGGTAATAACTATGAAGCATGGAAACAATATACTTCTTTATTTAAATCATATTATAATAGTGATGAAGGAGATTTCTGGGCATTTTTCTATCAATGCTGGAATATACTACCATTAAGTCTCCAACTAAAACTTAAAAATATTAGCTTACGCCTTAATGAAGAACTTCCAATTAAGAAAGGTGCTAAAATTCCAACATATGAAGATTTAGATTATACTCCAGTATTAACAAAACAAAGTGCAATGTTTAATGCTTGGAAACTATTATGTGAGATTTCAAACGAATACAAAGTTCCTATTCGTTTAACACCTATGTATGCGTATATGAAAATAAAAGAAGGAAATCTTAAACCTGATAAAATAAAACGATATGAAGCTATTTCTCTAGAAAATATGTTTAAAAATATAAATACATCAAGTACTTGAAATTAGTTATTGCTCATTAGGATATAATAATTTCATAAAATATAATTCTTTATCTCTTCCTACACGATACGCACGACCTAAAATCTGTTTTTCTTCTTCATGAGTCATACTATGAAGCAAAATAACATGACTAGCTTCAGTAATATTTAATCCAGCACCCATTTGAATAGTATTCATTAATAATACATTGACTTTTCCTTCCTTAAAATTATTTAACATAGAAGCAATCATATCTTTAGAACCTTTTAATTCTTTTGCTACTAAATTCTTAGATTTACATGTATCTAGAATCTCAATAAAAGAATTATCATAACGACTAAATACTAAGAATTTTCCATTAGGATTTTTTTCTATTATTTCAAATAATGTATCAATTTTCTTTTTTGGCTCATTCGGATCGACTTCCTGATTTGTATTGTCTACAATAATATTTTCTAGTGCAATTTTTTTTAATGAAGAAGCATTCATATCTCTTCTACACAAAGGACATGATGGATTTCTACTCAAACTCTGAAGAATACAATTTCCACAAAAAACTCTAGAACAACAATTTGTTAAGACTGCTTCATTTGGTTCATCAAAACATATAGGACATACATCTTCTTTGTAATTCTCTATTCTTTCTTTCAAACTATGTATTTGTTCTTTCAAATGGTCAATTTTTTCTTTTAGATTTTTTAATGCTTGTTCCTTAATTTGTGGAGAACTATATTCAAGAATTTGTTTAAATTCATATGTTTTTTCTAATCTATCAAGTTCTTTTTGTTTATTTTCACTAACCGCTTCAATCAATGAAGAATTACTTTCTGTTTTTACACCAAGTTGGTCTAGAGCTGATTTTACATCACCCGCATTTAATAATTGTCTTATATTTGAATTAATAACATCATGTACAAGTCTATGTGATAAAGATGGTTTACATATAATAACTTGAGAATATAGTTGTGGTAAAGATATTGATTGATTAATAAAATCTAGTGAGCAACGAATTACTGCATAACCTCTCATGGGATGAGATGAATTTATTATTTCATTTAAAAATTTATTAGAACGAGTATATATTCGTAAATAATATGATTGATAACTATTATTTAAATTTTTAATTAAATAATTTACCATTTCATTTGATACATTATGATTATTTTTAAAAATTTCAAAACTATTTGTTCCAATATAAATACCATACATTGATGGAAATAATAAGTTTGTAAAACTCGCAGTAATTAACCATACAAAGTTTGTTGGAAGATTCTGACGAATACTACTACTTGTAATTTCTATTGTATCTGCTTCATCTATATAAATTCTATTCCATAACAAATTTAATTCTTGTGAACGTAAATATAAATCTTTAAATAATGTATTACTTACTAATGTAATTTCTGCTTCTTGAACTTGTTTCATAAAAGATTCACTCGATACATTTTTTCTTGTTTTTAAAAATAATGCCTTTAGAGTTGTTTTTGTTGCTATTTCATCACTCCATTGACGAAATAATGTATGAGGAACAACTACTAAACATCCAACATTTGATATATCATGTATCACTTGTTTTTCTAAACTATAAAATACTTTATTACTCTGATTATTAAAATAAGTAAAATCATTTGTTTTTCTCTCGTTATTTAGCCGCGCAATATGTCCCAATACCATAAATGTTTTTCCAACACCAACAGAATCACCTAAAATACCATATTTAGAATACAATATACTATTCTCAACATGTTTTCCTTTTAGGAAACTATGTTCATAATCAATCATACGCTCAATAACAACATTTTGATGTCTTCGTAATGGAACTTTTATATTTGGTATAGTATTATAGTTTATACTCGCATCATCTTCTAATGAATTTGAATATACCTGATGTAAAACTTTTAATCCTTCCATATTTTTATTCTTTTTATTATATTCAAAATCCGTTTAGGCTTTTAGGCACTACTATAAAATTCTCGTAACTTAGAATCCTTAATAAAATCTTTTATTTTCATAGCTGTTTTTTTAATAAAAGGATTATCTTGTTCTCTAAGTTTTTTCTTATCAAACGTATTTTCACTATGACTTAATACTAACATTACCTTCATTGGATTTAATTGAATCATAGGGTTTTTATAATTATCAAGAAATGATTTTTCTTCCGCATGTGTCACGCTTTCATCATACATATGAGTGTTCGCGTATGATTTTAACCATGCCATTGTTCCATTTGTAGCATGATTATTGTTATAAGGTCCTAACTTATAAATTGTTTTAATATCAGTATAATACATATAGATTTCAGAAGCACCTGCTAACTCCACGCCAGGTCTTGAACGCAACATATGAACTGTATGAGCAACTCTTTCTGGAAAATAGAAATCATCATCATCCATGGCAATGATAATATCACCTTTAGCTTCTTTATTTAAACGATTTCTTTTAGCACCAATATTTTGTTTCTCTTCTTCATGAATATAACGAATATTAGGAATGTTTAGATTTATAAATAAATCTCCTACTGGATCTGTTCCATCATCCAATACAATCCATTCCATATGTTCTTTAGAATATGATTGTGATTTATAACATTCAATTAAATAAGGAATAAATCTACGTCTATTAAATGTTGGTGTAATAACACTTACAAATGGATTATTAGGAAGACCCTTTACCTTAGTCTTAGTATCTGCCATCTCTTTATAATAAAATAAGTTATAGTTTATACCCTTTTATTTATAGAAATGAAGGGAGGGATGGTAAAGAAGGCATTGATGGTAGAGATGGTAGAGATGGTAGAGATGGTAGAGATGGTAAAGAAGGCATTGATGGCATATTAGTTGTTTGAGTTACAGGATTCGAAAATGATGATGAATTAGAAGGATTTGAATTTGTAGAGGGAGCAACTATATTTGTAGTTTGTGTTCCAGTTCCTGTTACTAAAGATGTTGAACTAAAATTAGAGATTTTTGTTCCAATAATATCTGTATATACAAAAGGAAATAAAAATAAATTCATGAAAGGATTATTTGAATATCCCTTATGCAATGGAGCCCATAAGGCATAAAATAGTTTTTTCTTATTAAAAAAATTAATAAGACCTTGTATAATTGCAATTGGGAATAATATAAATCCATAAATCATATAATATATTCTATACGCCAGTGGTTTATCTATATTCGCATTTGATGCTAATGATGAACCTAAAAAAGCTAAAAATATTACTACCGCAAATATAATAATATACATTGTTGTTGAAAATACAGTTGTAAAAAATTGATTAATATCATATCCCGCTTCTCCAATAGGGTTTGTTGATGGTGGAGGTGGTGGAGCAGCTCCTTCCGCTTGAGCTTGCGCTAATAGTGTTTGATATTGTTGATTAATACTATCATTTGCAGAAGCAATTTGGCTTGGAGTCATAGATTGAGCATTTGATAATACTGATTGTGATGCTGTTTGTAAACCATTTAAAGCATTTACAGTTGCCGAACTAACTCCGGGTATTGATGTTATTGCTGCACCTAGACCTCCTCCTAATCCAGCCACTGTTGTTCCTAAATTTGTTATACCAGTTGATACATTTTGATTATAGAGAGAGGTAAGTGCGTCAGCTGCTGGGTCATACGTTGCCTTTAAAACTGTATTATTAAACCAATTTGAAAGTAAGTTTAAAAAACTCATACTACTTTTACTATTTTATATTTTAATTCAATATAATTATTCATATGATATTATTATATTCCATTTTTGATTTATTATTTTATCCCAACCATCATAATATAAATAAAATACACATGTTAATGCTTCTGGTAAAATAATTTTATTATTTATAATATCTTGAATAAAATCTCCAATAAGTTTATACCGGGTTTTTATATTCTCTGGTTTTTTATTTGAACTATAATCATCAGGATTGAAACGGATAAAATAGACTGGAGTTCCTCCAAAACTCTGAGATATATTTACCATACGTGTTTGTTCACATTCACAATTTCTATCCTTATGTTGATTTTCATCGCATTCAATAATTAATATTTTATCTTCAAGTTCAAATACTCTGTCAGGTCTTTCTTTGCCGCATTCACCATTATTAATAATGGTATCTGTTGAAGAACCTTTTAAATTTCTAGCATTAAGATAATCCATTAAAGCATAACTTTTTTCCACTATACCGCAAAACGCTTTCCTCCGCATCCAGATACAACCTCAAAAAAGTTATAACTTTCTACATACAAATATAAATTATATGTATATGTCGTATTTGGTGGGAGAGGATATACATCAACTTCTACTTGAAAATTCTTAATGCGAGAAGTATTAATAGAACCAGCGGGTTGAGTTGTGGGTGAATGAAGAGCAAAGCTATAAACCGGAATTAAATCTTCAGAATCTCCAGTCAAATAACGGAATGGAGTAATTCTTGTAAAAAAATCTACTGGTTTTTCTTGCTGAATTTCATTACCATCCGCTAATACTCTTAAGTTTCGTATTGAATCTATTTGACCTTGTGGTAAAAGAAGACCAGAAGAGTTATAGTTTGATAAATAAGTTGTTACATTTGGGGTAGGATTAAATGGTGGTTTAGGATAATTAAACCAATTTGTTAAATTCGCAAAATCATTCCTATAAGTTGTATCAGAACGTCTTGTAATAAATAATAATCTTGATACTGGGTTATGACATTCAACATCTAAAAGTTGTCTATTATAAAGACCTAAAAATGGAAATTGCTGAACTTCTTGATATAAATAAGATAAGGGAGAACTTGAAAAAACACGCCTATCATTATCGGTTAAATATATATATGTAGTTTGAAGTCTTGGATATAATGACCAATTATTAAAATTAGGTTTTGAATAACCAATATCAACTAAGAAATTATTCATTGTAACACCAGAAATATCTGGTAAATTGGCATAAATAGGAGTATTATTATAAATACTATTTGAATCTGAATTTACATAATATCCTGGAGCAACTCTAAATCCTGAAGCATCAAGAGTTGAATATAATTGCTGAATTGGATTCAATGTTAGTTGAATTTCACAATCATGGTACTGGAGTCCTAATAATGGTAAACTTTGAGCTGTATTTTCTGTAAACCAGAATGGTAGCGGAACATGGATATCACGGCCAAAAATAGAGGGTCTATTGAGTTGAGCTACGCTATTAGAAGTTGCTACAGAATTTGATAATACAGTTGGATATCCTTGATTATATAATCCACCAGCATATAATCCATCAGCTGGATTATTTAATTCTGGAATATCACCAACTAAATTCTTCCATTTTTGTAATTTATCTTTATCATAATCTAAAAGAGCACGACTCATAATATAAGTTCCATCAAATTCTTGAATCTTTTGACCACCAACAAAGAAGGCAGCATTTTGAATAAGTGCTGCTCCTAAATATCGTGCCCATTGAAATTCATTTTGTATATTAAGACTTCCCGTTGGAGTAACATATTTACTATAAATATCTGGAATTCTAAAGGTAAAATACATATCAGAGACTAAATCAGCAATACGCTGAATCTTATATCGTAATCGTATAGTTTGGTCATATGATAATTCTTGAGGTCCTTCAAGAGCCGTTGTTACATTTTCCATAGAAAAATGGGAATAACGACGAAATGCTTTATAAAAATATGTCATTTGTGGATTTCCACTCAATAGAATATTTTGCTGTCCATATGAGACTAAAGTTAATAATCCACCACCGGTCATCTGATTATAAATCAGATGGATAATCCCTTAAATGCTTTGTAATTAAGTCCCTTAAATGCTTTGTAATTAAGTCCCTTAAATGCTTTCTAATTAAATGCTTTGTAATTGAAATCTTCATTGAGTATACCATTCAGAAGATAAATATGGAGGTGTTTCAGTAGAAGATACTGTTTTTACTACTGTAGAAGGTCCTGTAGAATATAATTCTTGAATCTCATTATAAGATATTGCATACCGGGTATACACTAAATTACTTATCTTTCCATTGAATGAACCTTGATAAGCGACAACTCTATTATTTGGAATATTCACTGTTTTTGTTACATTATTAAAAATATTAATATTACCATAATTTGAATATGGTAGACTACTTTCAAAAGAAAGTTTATTTACCATTTTTCCATTAATATGAATTTCTAAAGCAGTCTTTTGAAAGTTTAATACAACATGAAACCATTTATTTAATGGAATATTCTCAATATCAATATGATTATATGGATCTACATAACTACTATATACAATTCTCATTGTATTTGTATCGCCTTTAATAAATACGCCGGGCGCCATCAATGGCCAAGGATTATTATCATAACCTTTATAAAAAACATTACGTAATACATCAGAACCATTCATTGTAGTTTCATTTACAGCTATCCAAAAACTATAAGCAAATTCTATACCTGTTCTTTCATTATCAGATGCTAATATTGGTTTCGCATCAGGATATGTATTTATATCTTGTTGAATTATAAGTTGGCTATCATCAGATAATGCTGTATAAGGTAGTATATTAACATAACGATTCTGAACAGTTTGAGACATATTAAATACAGATTGAACAACATAAAAAGCAGTACCCGTGAGTATTACGATTCCTACTCCAAGTCCTATTTCACCGGGAAAATTTGGTCCTTCCATTTCTTACTATCTAACCGGTAAAAATATATTTAATAAATGAAACAGGGTCATTACCAGGACTAGAACCGGTTGGGCCTGCTATATATGTTTTATAGATATCATCAGGGTTCAAAGCACTATTGAATATCTGTAATCTAGAAAAATAACCATCAAATCCTGTCATATGTCTTCCATTTGAATCAGTTGTATTTCCTTGTAAATAACGTAAAGCAACACCCGTTTGGTCTACTTTATAATAATTTGCATATACACATGTCTTTACAAGTTTGCCATCTAAATAAATATCTAATGTTTTACTATTCATTACTACACATACATTTACCCATTTTTGCATTGCTATATCTTGAATATCACATGTGTTGCTACTAGAAATTAAACTATTTTCATCCATTTGCATAGGTTTAAAAAATTGTGTAATATCTGAAGTAAATAAACTATTATCTTTCATATTATTTATTAAATTTGTATCAGTGACAGTTTGATAAGAAATAACTTGACCAGAGCAATCTCCAGTAGATGGATCTATTGTTCCAGAGCAATCCGTTAATGCTATCTGTGTATTGCCACTAGGAACAATATTATTTGTTGGAAGAGTATGAGTTCTAACTAATAATGATGGTTTAGTGGAACCTAAAGCAATTAATATTGTTGAAAAATTAGTAGAACCTGAACCACTGGCATTCGCTGGATAAATTTCTAATAAATGTTTTCTGGTTCCTTGAAGATATGTATAACCAGAAATATATATCCAAAAATTCATTGTAAATTCACCACCATCTCTTATTGGAGGAATTGATACATTATACTTTGCATTTGCTGGATCATTTGCCACAACTTGTGATGATAATATTATATTTGTTTGTAGATTAGAACCTCCATATAAAAATTTATATATAAAATATATAAATATACATACAGCAACAATTGTAAATAAATAAATCATTATATTAAGACCAAATCTTCGTACACCTTCATGTCTTACTGGATTTATATTTCTTCTAATATTTTCTACAACTGATTCCATCTACTCTATTTAAGCATTAAAAGAAGTCAAGCCATTTGTGAAGACCATTCATAATATGGTTTTGCTGAATTTACAGAAGGTGAAGATATACAATCAGAACCGGCACATAATGATGGAAGTTGTGGTAATCCAGAAAGACCTCCATTAATTCTGTCTAACGAAATAATTCCAAAAGAAGATGTCGAGTTACCGGGATTTACATCAAATAATGGAGAACCTCTTGTTGTCACATTATTTTCATATTGATTTTTAATAGATATTGCTGACATTGTATAAGGATATAAATTAAAAAAACCACATGAACCATCAACTTTTGAATCACCAACATTAATTCCTTGATATAAATTATTAGGATATAATATTGATGATGTATATTTTGATAAAACTAATGTATCATTATAATATATATCATAACGTCTTCCAGAACGATTTATAGTTATCATAATCCATTTATTAAATGGTAATGGGGGTAATACAAATGTTTCTATATAGATAAAACTTGATGTATCTGATATTGAATTACCAGAAGCATCATATGGATATTCCTCCGCATTACCAGAAGCATCATTGCCTGATGATTGTGTTTTAATTGTTAATTGAACGGATGCTTTTCCTTGACGACTTGCGTCGGGTGCACCAAGAGCTTCCAATACAATAATTTCATTTATATTCATTAATTGAATATATCCCTTGTGATAGCATGATGAACAATTTGTTCCAACACATGAACATAATTCATAACGACCAGTACTACAATTTGGCAATGATGGATCACTGCTTCCTCCCGTAGTGCTACTACATGGTGTAGCTATACCAGTTTTTTTAAGATTTTCTAAATAAAAGAATCCTTGAATACACGCATCATTACTATTTTGAAATGTATTTGAATTAAATATATTTGTTGAATTATTTAAATTATAAGGACCTTTATTTTGAACACTTACTGATGTAATTGGCATTGGAATGAATGTTAATATTAATAAGGCTATAATTATTAGTATTAAAATTATATATATATATATTTCTATACTTAATCCCATCTACATTATTTACTGAAAAAAGGAAGCTGATTTTGTAGTTGGTACCAAATTTCTAAGCTGAGTTGTAGTAATAATATTATCAAAATACATAACATTCGCAATTTTAACTGTATTTTGAAGAAATCCTAGTGGACCAAACATACTTGGATTGCCAGTAGGTGTATTAAGAGTATGTTTAGGTGTATAAGTGTATTTTAATTGATAATCTTTATAGATTTCAACAAAATTTTGACTTATAATACATGTTATAGTAAATGGTTGATTAATTGGAATATTTTCTATAGTTGGTAGAAGTTCTAAATTTAGATTTCCAGAATTCATTGTTATAACTCCAACTTTCAAATCATTTTTTACAGGATCTATATATACAATAAAACTAGAATTAGAAAATTTACTTAATATATCTGTTTGAGCAACTGTTAATATTCTAGGAAATGGCTCATCTGTACCTCTATATTCTACTAAATCTGTATTATTATGAACATTTGCTGGAGTATTCGTAGTGCTTCCAAAATATAAGACCACACGAGGAACATCAGTTGATAAATATGTATTCTGAACAAAACAATCAAATGATACAGAAAATTTATTATAATTAAATTGAGTAATTGTATTAAAATTCATTGCCGTATCTGCTGGGCATACACGTGTAGAGTATAATAATTGGTTATTTATAGTAGTATCAGTATTTGGTTTTGCTGCTACAGTTGTAACTCCAGAAACAAATGGTAAAATAGGTGTTACATAAGCATTTATAGCAAGTATAATTAAAAATAAAATAAAACAAACTATACTTGTATAAAATAATATTGAAACTCCTAATTTTATCGGTGAAGAAGGTGCTTCCATCTAAATATCTTCTTTCTTCTTTTTTAGAGTCCTATTATACTTCTTCAAATCACCTTTCTTTGTATCGAATCCAATACGTTTGTAATACTTTTTTGCTTCAGTTGCTTTACAATCTATTAATCCTTCACGTAAATAACATACAAATGATATACGAGTGAATTTCTTTTCACCTCCTAATGTGCCGGTAGATGCGTCTTCAAAATGAATCTTTGGTAAAGATTTATTATATTGTTTATCAGATTCTGATTCTTTCATTTCTGTATTTCCATGAAATTCATGAACATTCATCGCTAAATAGTCCCCAGTTCTTACATTAAATCCAATTCTATATCGGGGAAAAATTGTATAACCTCCAGAGTATTTACCACGTTCAATAGCAGATAGATTACCAAATCCTTCTTTAAAATCACCAGCATCTACATGTAAAGCTGTTCTGAAATTACGATTTATTGTAACTGAAGAAAATGCCGTATCATCAATTTTAAAAGATGGTTGTTTATTTGCCCTAGTTAATTGTTTTTTATATGCACTAGGTGTTAAAGTTTTGAAACATTTATCTAAAAATTTAATAAAAGGAATACCCTTTTGAAAATTCTCAAAATATCTTTGAGTATATGATGTTAATCTACAAGGAAGTTTCATAAATGGTGTTTCTTCAAAATATCCTAATACACTACTAAAGACTAAATTATTCACACGCATTTTAGACAATTTACCATCTTGCATATATCGTGTTGACCATCCTTTAATTTCTACTGGTTTTCTCTTTTTCCAGTATGTCCCATGTTTCGCAATAGGACCCGCAGCCGCACCACGATTTCTAGAAGTTGCTGCTGTTTCATAGAAAGATTCCCAACCAGTTTCAATAACATCTTTTGGTATAACATTTTTACGAAACTTTGCTAACAGTTCTTCTTTACCATCTGCCAACTCTACATATATATCCACATCTTCATTATATATTTTATCAGCATTTTTTTCTGTTAAATATGTTCCTTCTAGAGCTTCTATTTCTTCATTACTGAGTTTGGCTTTCACAACAACTTTTTTTACATCTTTTTTAATTGTTTTTGTAGCCTCTTTTGGTATTTGTACTCCTTCAAATAAATCTTCTTTAGAAAGATTATTCTTTGTTGCTTTCTCTTTTTTAGAATCTACCATCTACTCTTTCTTGGAAAAGAAATATATAGCAAGGCCTACTGTAAATACTAATCCCCCTCCTATGAACCCACCTTTTATCATGGATCTAAAATCAATTTCATCTAACATTTCAGAAGTTATCATTGGAGATACTTCTCTTGCTCCAAGTCTCTTAATATAATATAATGCTTCTAACTCTGTCATCGTAGGCTTATTTAATGTTTTATTTACTTCATTATGTAAGACGACAGTCCATTTGAATAAATCTTCTTTTCTATCTAAATGAGGAGTAATCGGGTTTTTGGCTAAATGTTCTTTTAAATGTGTTCTACATATCGGGCATGGTAATAGGAATTGTAAAGATTCAAAATAATCCTTTGCTGCTTTTTTATCAGCATACGATGGTTGTTTCGGGTATGCTAATGCTATTATGTGGATTACATTCCAGAAAACTGGACCCCATGTCTGAGGTCTAAGAATCATTATACTTACTCTTACTATCTATTTTATTTTAGGTCTAAACATTCCACGCAAATAATACATAGCAATAGAAAATGATTAAAGTCCCACAAATACATAAAAAAACAATATTCTGTACGAATTGTGGTCAACATGGACATTATGTAAAAGCATGCATAGCACCAGTTACTAGTTTTGGATGTATAGTAGTAAATCTACCATCTGGATTTGACCAAGCAAAAGAATTATTAAAAAATGATAAATCTGTATCTGGATTTGAAAATGTTTTAAAAGATTTAAAATTCTTGATGATTCAACGTAGAGATAGTTTAGGATTTATTGAAATTCTACGTGGTAAATATAAAATAACAGATTTAGAATATATTAAATATCATCTTTCCATAATGACAAAAGATGAACATAAAAAAATTCTTACACAAGATTTTGATATATTATGGAATAATTTATGGGGGACTCCAAGGGAACAATCTCATAATTATAAAAATGATAGAGAACAAGCAAAATTAAAATTTGAAACTTTAAAAAATGATGGAATTTTAAAAGATATAATTGAGAATATTAAAGAACCTTGGACTTCTCCAGAATGGGGATTTCCAAAAGGAAGAAGAGATCCTAGAGAAACAGATTTACAATGTGCTTTACGTGAATTAAAAGAAGAAACTGGCATTCATGAAAATGATGTTATTTTCATTAAAAATTTAGAACCTATTCATGAAACATTTTTTGGAAGTAATCATATTCATTATTGTCATAAATATTTTATATTTGTATATAATTCTAATAAAGAATTATATTATGATAAAAATAATTTCCATATGGTTCAAGAAATTGGTAGTCTTGAATGGTATACTTCAGAAGAATGTTTTAATAAAATAAGACCAGAGAATATTGAAAAGAAAGAAGTGTTGCTACGGACAATTAGTTTATTACGAAATTATTGCCCTTTAAAAATGGGATAATGAAATAGATGGCTACCAATAAAGAAGAATTATTGGAACAATGGTTGGTTGAAACAGATAGTTCTCGTAGAGAACTTCTATTAAAAGAATTAGAAGCAAGAAATTTAATTCCTGATGATACTGACTATGAAACTGAATATGGTTTATATCCTGACGTAGATGATGAAAATTTTCTAATGAAACTATTTCATAAACGTGAATTTGCTGAAAATAAATATGAGTCTATTGAGGACTTAGCAACTTGTAGTGGTAGTGTAGAATTTGAATTAAGTCCAGTCCAAAGATTTGTTCGTAACTTCTTATCTGGTAAAACACCTTATAATTCTGCTCTTCTATATCATGGTGTCGGTGTCGGAAAAACATGCTCTGCCATTAGTATAGCAGAAGCTAATTTATATATATATCCAAAGAATAAAGTATTTATAATAGCACCGCCTAATATTCAACCAAATTTTTTAAGAACTATATTTGATATTAATAATGTTATTATTTCGGATGATGATAATTTACCAAATATTCATAATGGCTGTACTGGTAACTTATACTTACAGTTATCTGGGACAGAATTTGAGAAAGATATAAAAGTAATTGAACGAAAAGTAAAATCTCTTATTAAAAGTCGTTATGAATTTATGGGTTATATACAATTAGCAAGTTATATTGAAAGAGTAGTATCCAAAAACGCTTCAATAATAAAAGATCCTGAAAGAAGACGTATAGAAGAAATAAAAGTAATACGTAAAGAATTTTCTGGAATAACTATGATTATTGATGAAGCACATAATCTTCGTGATATTCCGGGTGAAAGTGATGATGATAATCTTGATGCGCCTGGTGGTGATGTGGAACTAAGTGATTCAGCACAAGGTAAAAAATTAACACCTAGTTTAACAAGAGTTGTATCATATGCAAATAATATGAAACTTGTATTTTTAACAGCAACACCTATGTATAATAATTATTTAGAAATTATATTTTTATTAAACTTATTATTATTGAATGATAAAAGAGCAACTATAAAACCTAATGATATTTTTAATAATAAAGGCGATTTTACTAAAGAAGGTAGAAAAATATTTGGAAAAGTTGTTATGGCATATGTAAGTTATATGCGTGGTGAAACTCCTATTTCATTTCCTATTCGTTTAAATCCAGTAAATGCTCCCACATTGAAAGCGTGGCCAAGCAATGATCCTAATGGAACAGAACTTAAATTAACAGAGATGGAGCTAGAAAGATTAAATCATTTACCTTTAGTTCCTGTTGTATATAGAGAAGATACAAGAGCTGACTATATTAAAATTATAAATGAAGCTGTTACTGAAAGTGGTTTAGGAATTAAAAGTGTTGATACATTAGTTCAATCTGGTAATTTTATTTTTCCGGAAGTTGGTGATTCCTTAGATTCAAGAATTCGTGAAACTGGATTTGATAATGTATTTGATGATAGAACACATAGTTTAAAAAATCTTACAAGATTTACTTCTAAAATAGGTCCTCCAACATGGTTACGAGAAGATAATTTAGGAAATTATTCTCCAAAATCTGCTTTTATTATTAAAAGAATTCGTTCTACAACTGGACCAGTCTTTGTATATAGTCGTTTTATTAAATCGGGTGCTTTACCATTTGCTTTAGCTCTAGAAGCAA